CGGACATCGCCGCCGCGCTGCGCGACCCGGCGGTCACCGTCGAGGCCTACCGCACGCGCGCCTTCGACGCCCTGGCCGGCCGCCAGACGCCGACCTCGGGCGTGACCGTCACGCGCGACGAAACCGAGACTCGCCGTCTCGGCATGCGCGACGCGATCGCCGCCCGGCTGCGCATCGCCGGCGGCGAGCGCAGCTTCCAGCCGGCCGACCATGCCCGCGCCTTCATGGGCCAGAGCCTGGTCGAGATGGCGGCCGACGCGATCGGCCACCGCGGCCACATCCGCACGCCGCGCCATGTGGTCGAGGTGTTCTCCCGTGCCTTCCACTCGACGTCGGACTTCCCCGGCATCTTCAGCGATGCCGTCAACGTCGTGCTGCTGGCGCGCTACACCGCGGCGACGCCGACCTACCGCCTGTTCTGCGGCCGCATGAACGCCGTCGACTTCAAGACGGTGAACGTCGTGCGCGCCGGCGACTTCCCGACCCTGCAGGCGATCGGCCAGACCGGCGAGATCAAGGCCGGCACCTTCGGCGAGTCGAAGGAACAGCACCGCGTCGCGCCGTACGGCGTCCGCTTCGGCATCAGCCGCGAGGCGCTGGTCAACGACCAGCTCGGCGCGATCATGCAGATGCTGGGCTCCTGGACGACCCGCGTGCTCGACTGGGAGAACGGCATCGCCTTCACCGCCCTGGTGCAGTCGGGCAACGCCGGCCCGACGCTGCTGACCGACAACAAGCGCATGTTCCACGCCGACCACGACAACCACGTCGCGGTCGGCACCGCGATCTCTATCACGTCGACCGGCCTCGGCCGCGCGGCGATGATGAAGAAGACCAGCCTCGACGGCCTCAAGCTCAACCTGCAGGCCGCGACCATCCTGACCGGCCCCGACCGGCTGACCGACGCCGAGCAGCTGGTGGCGACGATCAACCCGGCATTGATCGCCAACGCGCAGACCGACTGGCTGAAGAAGCTGGTGCCGGCCGGCGACGCCAACATCGCCGGCAACCACTGGTACCTGTTCGCCGATCCGGCGGTGGCGCCGTGCTTCGTCTACGGCAACCTCGAGGGCTACGAGGCGCCGCGGCTCAGCTTCAACGAACCGTTCACCGCCCAGGGGCTCGAGGCCAAGGCCGAGCACGATTTCGGCGTTTCCGGGATCGACTTCCGCGGCGGCTACCACAACGCCGGCGCCGCGCCGGCGTAGGCGACCGCCATCAGGCCTGCGCGAACGGCGTTCGCGCCGTTCGCGCGGGCCGTCTCTTCCTCCGCGTTCCCGCGTAAACCCTCTTCGCTCATCTGGGAGCATTCACGCCATGAAGAATTTCGTGCAGACCGGCGACGTGCTGACGGCCGTCGCCCCCGAAGCCGTCGACAGCGGCGAATTCATCGTCGTCGGCGCCGTGTACGGCGTCGCCGGCTATGCCGCCGCGATCGGCGAGAACGTCGAGCTCCATCGCCGCGGCGTGTTCAAGGACCTGCCCAAGACGGCCGGCACGGCCTGGGCGTTCGGTGACGAGCTGTTCTGGGACGCGGCGGCCAAGACCTTCACCAAGGACACCACCAAGCTGTCGATCCGCGCCGTTGCCGCCGCCGCCGCCCTGGCCGGCGATGCCGTCGGCACGGTTCTGCTTGACGCGCCGGGCGGGCTGAAGATGGCGGCCGGTGTCCACGAGACGATCGATGCGGACGACACGATCGTCACCGGCCTGTCGGCCGTCGTCGCCGTTGTCGCCACCCTGGAAAGCGATCCGGTCGCCGGCGCGCAGTCGGCGACGGCGACGATCGGCGACCAGGCCGGCGCGCCGGCCGCGGGCTCGATCCAGATCAAGACCTGGAAGGCGACGGCCGCGGGCGACACGGCTCTGATCGCCGCCACCACCTTCGGCAAGAAGGTCAACTGGATCGCGGTCGGCGTCTAGCGGCGCGATCCCATGTCCCTGTTCGACGGGCTGCCCGCGGTCTTCGCCTCGACCTTCGGGCGGCCCGTCGTCTACACGCGCGCCGCCGCACCGGGCGCGCCGCTCGCCCTCACCGCCATCTTCACCCGCCGCCCGGTCGAGATCGTGCTGCGCGGCGAGACGGAGGCCGACGGCGATGTCTGCACCCTCGACATCGAGCTCGCCCTGCTGCCGGCCCTGCCGGCCGAGGGCGACACGGTCGAGATCCCGGCGACCGACAGCCAGTCGGCCGAAGGCACGTTCCGGGTCGTGCCGCCGATCCGCCGCGACGGCGAAGGGATGGCGACCCTGATGCTCGAGGCCACCGCATGACCGATCTTCACGCGCGCCACCAGCTGCGCGAGGCCGTCGCCCTGGCACTGAAGGCGGCCGGCATCGTCGCCGCCGACTCGGTGCTGCCGCACCGCCGGCGCCCGACGACGCGCGCCCAGCTGCCGGCGCTGATGATCTACACCGAGGACGAGACCTCCGGCCGGCTCACGGCCGATTCCCTCGAGCGCCGGTCCGATCTGGTGATCCGCATCCGCGCCGAGAAGGAAAGCGAGGACACGCCGCAGGATCGCCTGGACGCGCTGGCGCTGCAGGTCGAGCGCGCGATCGCCGCCGCCGGCAGCCTGGGCGGGATCCTGCAGGACATGGTGCTGGTCCGCACCAGCTCGGGCACGTCGGCGGTGTCCGACCGCCAGCTGGGCGACATGGACCTGGTGTGGCGGGCCGAGATCCATACCGCCGAGAACGACCCCGCGACGATCCTCTGACGACAGGAGACTGCAATGGCCACCAAACACGGCAAGCTGGGCGTGGTGAAGCTGGGCGCCGCCGGCGGCAGCGCCACGGTGCTGCAGCTGAAGGGCTGGAGCTACGACGAAAAGGTCGACACGCCCGACTCGACGGTCGCCGGCGCCGCCGGCAAGACGCACGAGGTCGGCATCCCCGAGTGGAGCGGCACGATCGACGTGCTGTTCGATCCGGCCGACGTCGCCGGCCAGGGCGCGATGACGATCGGCGCCGAGGTCGTGGTCAATTTCTACGATTACGGCACGACGGCCGGCAACGCCTACAAGTACGGCACCGCGACAATCGAATCGATCGGCAAGGCCGGCTCCGTCGACGGCGTGCAGACGCGCAAGTACGGCATCAAGGGCCAGGGCGCCCTGGCCGACGGCGTGGCCGCGTAGGCCCATAGGCCGCGAACGCCGTTCGCAGGCCGGGCTGCGCCCGGCCGGCTAGCGACAGGACCTGGCGCCGCCAGGTCCGGAAGCGTCGACGGACGCTGAAACGAACGAGAGGGACCCATGACCGAACCGAAGACCCCCGGCGACCTGATCGTCGCGCGCGCGATCCGCCACTTCGAATCGCTCGGCCTGCGCACGGTGGAGGTCCCGGAATGGGGCGAGGGCGAGGGCAAGCCGCTGGTGATCCACTACACTCCTATCACTATCGCCGAGAAGCAGGACATCCTGCGCGAGGCCGCGCTGTCGGCCGGCGGCGAGCACGGCGCCGCCCGCTGCATCATCATGAAGGCGCTCGACGCCCAGGGGCAGCCGCTGTTCACCCTGGCGCACAAGCACTGGCTGGTCACCCGGGTCTACGGCCCGGTCGTCGAGCGGCTGTACGAGGCGCTGACCGCGACCAACCTCAAGCCGCCACCGCCGCCCGGCAAGGGCGAGACGGCCGAAGAGGCCCACGAAAAAAACTGAAGGCGGACCCCCTGCGCTGGACGATCGCAGCGCTGGCGGTCCGGCTCCGCAAGCTGCCGGCCGAGATCCGCGCCATGCCGGTCGAGGATTTCGAGGATGTGCTGTGCGTCCTGCGCGCGCAGCGACCCGACGACCTGGAGGGTTGAGACATGACCAACCGGGTCGAGGTCGAGCTGACCGCGCGCGACAGCACCGGGCCGGCCTTCGACTCGGCGACCCGCCGCGCCGGCGGCTTCAAGCGCGAGCTGCTCGAGCTCAACACGCCGGTCGGCCAGCTCGCCCGCGCCGCCGGCCAGGCCCGCGCCGCCCTGGCCGGGCTGGGCGTCCTGGCGCTCGCCGACCAGGCGCGCGCCTGGCATGTCGAGATCCAGAAGACGGTCGGCGATCTCGCCGCCCAGGCCGACGCGGTCGGCCTCAACACCGACCAGCTGCAGGCCTACCAGGCGGCGGCGCGCTCGGCGGGGCTCAGCGTCGAGGCGATGCAGGCCGTGATCGCCCAGGGCAACGTCACGATCGGCATGGCGGCCAGGGGCGAGCAGGGCGCGGCCGAGGCCTACCAGCAGCTCGGCGTGCGCATCCTCGACGTCAACGGCAAGGTCCGCGACAACACCGAGATCATGACCGAGGCGACGCGCGCGCTGCTGTCGATCGAGGACGGCACCACGCGGGCGGCGCTCGCCAAGCAGATCTTCGGCCGTGCCGGCTCGCAGCTGACCCCGGTGCTGCGCGAGCTCGCCGCCGGCATGTACGCGCTCGACCGCGCCGCGCAGCAGGCCGGCCAGACCGTCGACCGCGAGACCATCGAGATCTTCCGCAAGCTGAACGACCAGCAGGACGAGACGCTGATCCGCCTGCGCACGCTCTACGCCCAGGCGGCGGCGCCGCTGCAGATGACGGCGGTCGAGACGCTGAACGGGCTGGTCAGGAACCTCAGCGAGAACCTGCGCGGCGCCAATCTCGGCCTCGGCGACCTCCTGATGCTGGCGGCCAATCCCGCGCTGGCGCCGGCGCGCATCGCCGCGATGTTCGGCCCGACCCAGCGCGAGCGGCAGCAGAGCGAGATCGACCAGCTCTACAAGAACATCGCCACCGACCAGTCGACCCTGGACCGGTTCGGGCCGAACGATGCCCGCCGCGGCGTCGCCGAGGCGGCGATCGCCAAGCGCCGCGCCGAGGTGGCCGCCAAGGAACGGCAGCTGCAGCTCGATCTCGGCGCCGACGCGGCGTCGCGCTTCGTGGGCGATTTCACGAACACCGACCCGGCGGCCTCGCGCCGCCCCGGCGCGCGCTTCGCCCAGCCGAAGGCGGGCGGCGCGGAGGCACGCGACCGCATCGGCGAGGAGATCGCCAAGCTGGCGGCCGAGACGCGGGCGGCGGAGGACGGCTTGCGCGTGCTGTCGGCGGCGCGGCCGGGCGACATCCTGGCCAACCTCGAGCGCGCCGCCGAGCTCGAGAAGAAGATCGGCGAGATCGTCGCCGCCGCCGGCAAGTACAAGCCGAGCGACGACCGCATCGCCCAGCTGCGCGTCGAGGCCTCGGCGGCCGAGGGCGCGCGCCAGGCCTACGAGCGCAAGAAGCAGATCCTCGAGCTGGCCGACGCCACCGAGGCCAGGTACGGCGACGGCCAGCGCAAGCTGCGCGACGACCAGCAGCGCCTGACCGAGGCGGTGGCGACCGGCCGGCTGACCCAGGAGGCCATGAACGCCGCGATGCTGGAAGGCTCGCGGGTGGCCGAGGACCAGGCGCTGAAGCTGCAGGGCCTGCAGGGCGGCATGACCGGCTTCGTCGCCGGCCTGCAGTACGCGATCGCCCAGGAGGAGCGCCAGAACAGCGTCTTCAACCTCGGCGTCCAGGCCTGGCAGCAGGGCTCGAACGCCTTCCGGTCGCTGCTCAGCGACCTCGAGTCGGGCGCCGAGATCACCTTCCCCAAGGTGGCGAGCCTGTTCGGCAAGATGATCGCCGACATGACCTTCGCCTGGGCGACCTCTCAGCTCAGCAAGGGCCTGTTCGGCAGCGGCGGCGCCGGTGGCGACGGCGGGCTGCTTGGCGGTCTGATGGGGTTGCTCGGCCTGGGCGGCTCATCCGCCGGCGGCGCGTCGGCGACGGTGTCGGCGCCCGCCTTCGGCGCCGGTTCCGGCGATTTCTACAGCGGCCTCAGCCTCGGCGGTTCTTTTGCCGAGGGTGGCCGGCCGCCGGTCGGCGTGCCGTCGATCGTCGGCGAGCGCGGGCCCGAGCTGTTCGTGCCCGACGCCGGCGGCACGGTGCTGAACCGCCGCCAGCTCGCCGGCCTGGGCGGCGGGGTCACCATCGCGCCGACCTTCTTTTTCGGCTCCGACGTCGACCACGCCACCCTGCGCAGCTGGGGCGAGCAGATCACGCGGTCGATCCCCGACATCGTCGCCGGCGAGATCTCGCGCGGCGGCGAGCTGCAGAGGGCGATGGGATGACGCATGCTTATCCGGTTATCACCCATGATCGCTAACCGTAGGGTGCTCCCACTCGCCAGCATAAAGCTCGGCGTAGGTCGGCGCGGCCACTTCGCCCCCGATACCCAGCAGCGAGCGGAAGGC